GACGCTAATTTGGACTGATTCGGCGTTGTATTCAGCACAGTACTTAGGCCCACCATTCGTTTGGGGCTTTACCATGCTGGCGAGTAACATCTCAGTAATATCGCCCAATGCCATGATTACGGCAAATAATATCACCTACTGGATGGGTGTTGATAAGTTCTATATTTATTCTGGTAGAACCGAAACGCTTCAATGTGACTTACGCCAGTATATATTTTCTGATATTAACAAAGACCAAGGGTACCAAGTATTCGCGGGCACTAATGAAGGCTATAACGAGATATGGTGGTTTTATTGTTCGGGTCAGTCTACAACGATTAATAAATATGTTGTGTTTAACTACGCTGAAGACATTTGGTACTATGGCTCCCTTGCCCGCACTGCGTGGCTAGACTCGTCACTTAGGGAATACCCTATGGCGACTAATTATGAGAACCGTATTATTTACCAAGAGTTAGGAACAGACGACGTAGAGGGCGAGTTTCCCGTAGCAGTTACTGCCTTCATTCAGTCTGCCGACTTTGATATTGGGGACGGGGATAAGTTTGTTTTTGTATGGCGCATGCTACCCGATATTAATTTTACAGGCTCAAATGTGGACAAACCCGCGGTCACAATGACACTTAAACCGAGACGTAATGCGGGTGCGCCCTACAGCCCTGCGGATACACCTACTATTGCCAGTAAAGATAATTACACGGGCGGTAGACAATACAATATCCAAGAATTTGATGGGCAGGTGAATACAAGACTTCGTGGGCGACAGATGGCACTACGGGTTGAGTCTACTGGTCTAGGGGTTGCGTGGCAGTTGGGCGACATTAGAATTGATGTTAAACCTGATGGATCGAGGTAATCTAGATATGAGCACAGGAACAACAACTTCGCCTAACCTGCCCACGGCACCGGCAGAATATAGTTCTCGATATCAAGATCAGCTTAATAACGTTTTGCGCCTGTATTTTGCACAACTAGACAACCCCGGTCCTTCCGTTATGTCTACACAGAAAACTAACGCTAGAATTATTTCTGCATTGAACTTCAGTACATTGCTCAACGGCGTTCAAACCATAAGCCTACCAACACAAGTAGACCTAGCTAATTTACGTGTAGGTGATTTATATTATGATACATCGGCGGGTAATGCCTTAAAGGTAAAAGTGTGACCAAAATATACTATGAATTATTGCTGTAAACCCCTGAAAATGTTACGATTGGCTTACTTACGAGACCCTGAAAAATTATGAATATTGAGGCCCTCAAAAAAGACCCTAAATACTCGTCTGTAGACCATCCATATTTGGAGTTTGCGGAAGTAGATGATATCTGGGTACGCGCATACGCTATGGAAAAATCCGAGAGTATTGCGGCGCAACATGTACATGTACATGATCATATGACTTTAGTTTCACGAGGAACTGTTGAAGCATGGCAGGCTGGTGCGTTATTAGGTGTTTATGTAGCCCCAGCGGTTATTAAGATTTCTGCGGGTAAACCCCATGCGTTCAGAGCACTTACTGACGATGTTGTTTTTATCTGTTTACACAACCTGCGCGGCACTGGTCTAGAGTCGCCTGAAATTATGGAAGGTGCGTAACTATGCCTATTTTAACTGGTCTTGCAATCGGCGCAGCATTGGGTGGCGGTATCGCCGCCTTACAGGGTGGAGACATTCTTAAAGGTGCTTTGATGGGTGGCGCTGGTGGTGCGCTAGGTGGAGCGTTTATGCCTGCCGTTGCTGGCGTGGGTACTGGGGTTGCTTCTGGTACAGCTGCCTCCACTCCAATAGCTGCCGCTAATGCGATAGGAAGTAGTGGTCTTTACAGCGGGGCAACCGCCTCGGGTATAGGTTCAACAGCGGGTGGCGCGGGTGCACTAGCATTCCCAGTTTCAGCGGGGACATCAGTTGCAGCCCCTTTAGCATCCGGTGTCACAAGCGGTGTCGCTGGTGCGGGTGGTATTTCTGGGTTGCTGTCTCAATATCAATACCCGTTAATGGGTGGTCTAGCAGGTGGCGTACTAGGGGGTGCAGCTCAACCTGAATCTTCTGACGATCAAGACCTTGGTAATATTCGTGAATATTCTTTTGAACAAGAAGCTAACCCATTATTCGGCAATCCCGGTGAGGCTTATTTTAAAACTCAACAATTTAATCCCGGCACGGTAACTCCTGTTGGTTCTTACAACAAAGCTAATGGTGGAATTATTGCGCTTGCTGATGGCGGTGACGTAGACCGTTACACTCGACCTATTAGAACTGCTGACCCTGCTGTTGCTGCGTATAACGCGCAGTTAATGGAACGTGCTAATCAACAATACAACGTTAATGCTCGCCCCGGCCCAAACCAAGTACCCGGTTCTGCTGGATATGTTGCACCACCACCTAGGGTCGCGACTCCAATGCCAGAAGATTACGAGAGTTTAGGTGGTTATTATTTTGACCCAGTGACAGGCAAATTTACTGAAGGGAAGAAAACAACTCCCGCCGTCGAAGAGCTAGTATCTGACAGTTCAAGTTATAGCGGCTTGTACGATGGAGGCGGAAACTTTAACGGGGGTAATAACAACGCAAACGGTGGCGCTATTAAAGAGTACGCCCAAGGTGGTATATCTTCTTTAGGTGGCTACTCAGATGGGGGGCAGTTATTAAAAGGACCGGGCGATGGCGTCAGTGATAATATACCCGCCCAAATTGGTACCAAGCAACCTGCTAGACTTGCAGACGGAGAATTTGTTTTACCATCGAGAATTGTTTCAGAATTGGGAAATGGCTCTACTGATGCTGGTGCTAAACGTTTATATGCCATGATGAATAGAGTGCAGAAAGGGCGTAGTAAGTCTATTGGTAAAGGGCGAGTAGCCGTAGATTCTAAAGCATCAAAGTACTTACCCGCATGAAAATACAGCATGTGCCCTTACAGTACGCCGCACAGACTTGGCCTTTAGTTGAGTCTTACTTACAAGCGTCGTTAGAGCATGCGCGAGGTGAATACACCATTAGTCAGATAAAAATGAGTTTGTTAACTGGGCAGTGGTTATTAATAGTTGCAACGGATGATAAACAAAAGATTCACGGTGCTATGACAGTAGAGTTTCAAAATCGAGCCAATCATCGTGTTGCGTTCGTTACAAATACCGGTGGCAAGTTCATTATTGATGAAGATACGTTTAAGCAGTTAGAAAACATTTGCCGCGCTAATGGCGCTACGTCTGTTGAGTGTGCTGCACGTGACTCAGTTGCTAAGTTGTTATCCCGCTTTGGGTTTAAAGACAAATACAGAATTCTTGAGGTGCTCTTATGATTTATGACGTAGATGGTATGTTGCCCGCACGGGCATTTCAACGTGGCTTTAACGGTCGTATTATGCCTCAAGCTGGGGGTGGTCAAAGCCAACCTGCTCAACAGCAAGTTAATAACACCTCGATTCCAGAATACGCACGCCCATACGTAGAAAAAAGTTTAGGTAAGATGGATGCGCTTACAAGTGCGCCTTATACTCCGTACTCAGGACAGCGTACTGCGGCGTTTACGCCAATGCAAGCTCAGGCTATGGGCGATGTTGCTAACATGCAGACCTCACAACAACTTAATGATGCGTCAAATCTTGCTTATCGTGCTGGTCAAGGTGGTATGGGTGCTTACGGCAACTCACAGGGCTTACAACAAACATCGCTAGGTTATGGGCAGGCGGGTGCAGGTTACGGCGGTGCAGCCTCTATGTTCGGTAGTGCAGGTGCGCAACAAGCACAACAAGCGTCTGAGCAAGCGCAAAATGCGGCGCAGATGTATGGCGCTCAAGGGTCACAGTATGGGGCGCAAGGCGCGAATACAGCACAACAAGCACAACGTGCGGCGGAAGGCCAAGCTGATATATACGGCCAGATGGGTGCTGGGTTTGGAGCCCAAGCCGCAGGTTTAGCCCCTCAAGCGCAACAGTATGGTAGTAATGCAGCCAATTTAGGTATGGCGGGCATGGGGTATGGCGCTCAGGGCGCAGATATTGGCGGTATTGGTGTGCAACAGGCGCAACAAGGTTTTGGTGCAGGGCAACAATATGCTAACCAAGCTACTTCCCCGGGGGCGCAACAAGCATATATGTCGCCTTATATGCAGAATGTAGTAGACGTACAACAAAAAGATGCTATGCGACAAGCTGAAATTGCTCGTCAGGGCACTCAGGCTCAAGCGGTAAAGTCAGGTGCATTTGGTGGCTCACGTAGTGCGATTGTAGAAGCTGAAAACCAACGTGGTTTGCAAGATCGTTTAGCTAATATTCAGGCTACAGGCTCACAGGCGGCGTTTGATAAGGCGCAACAAGCACAACAGTTTGCGGCAAATGTAGGCATACAAGGCTTACAAGCGGGTTACCAAGGTTTAAATACTGGTTTATCAGGTACGGCTCAAGGCATGCAAGGCGCTCAGACAGGTATTCAAGGTCAGCAAGCGGGTTTGGCGGGTTTAAGCCAAGCCGGTCAATCTCTAGGCTTAGGTATGCAAGGTGCAGGGCTTGGCTTGCAAGGAACTGGTCAGCGTTTAGCTGCGGGTCAATTAGGTCTGCAAGGCACTGCACAGGGTATGCAAGGCGCGCAAACTGGTCTACAGAGCGTAGGGCAACAGATTGCTGGTGGTCAGTTAGGCCTTCAAGGTGCTAATACAGGTATCTCTGGACAACAAGCGGGTATGCAAGGCGCTCAAGCAGGTATGCAAGGCGTTCAAGGTGCAGTTGGTGCTGGGCAGTACGGGCTAAGTGGACTTGGTACTACTAACCAATCTGCGAATACTTTAGGTAACTTAGGGCAGGCTGAGTTTGGTCAGAACCAATCGATTACCGATGCTCAGATGCGTGCGGGCACGATGCAACAGCAACAAGAACAGCAAGGTTTAGATTTGCAATATCAGCAGTTCTTAGACGAATTAAATAAGCCGTACAAGGACTTGGAAGTTGCTAACGCTATGTACCGTGGTCTGCCTATGTCGCAAACTGCATCTTCTATCTACCAAAACCCCAGCCCTATATCGCAAGGTATTGGTACTGCTACTGCGGGGTATGGGCTGTATCAAATGAATAAAAAAGCTAACGGTGGTGCAGTTAAAGCAATGGCTAATGGTGGTCTAGCTACCTTAGGTCTGTACAATGCTATGAAGAAAGGGAGTAGATAATGTCGATAATGAGTATGAACGCTCGTATGTCAATGGCAGAGAAGCTTTCTGTTCCGCAACTTCAACAAGCTATTCAGTCGGGGTCTCTCCCTGCATATATTGGCATCCCTTTGATTGAGCAAAAGAATAAAGAACGCTCACAGATGATGGCCGCCCAAGGTGGGGAACAAAAGCCACAAAGCGTTGCCGCAGGTATATTACAGCAAGCAGAACAACCCACTTCAGGTATTGACCAACTACCTAGCAACTTACCTACAGACGATGTGCAGGGTATGGCAGAGGGGGGGATTGTTGCGCTTGCTGATGGCGGTGATGTAGAGCAAGACTATGGTATTGACGAAAACTCAATGGTCAGCACTCCACCCCCTAAACCTTTTGCACTATCAGACTACATACCTCAAGGACCTTACTCCGGTATAACCACAGCGGGCGTAGGGGGAACCAGCGCTCCTGTACCACAACCAAAAGCGCCTAAAGCAGATACCGCTAAAGCTAATACAGGTAAAAATCTTTCTACTACGACTGCACCTAATAAGGCAGCACCAGTTAAACCTGCGCTTGAGCAAGTTGATGTAAAAACTATTGCTAAAGAAGAGTCTGCTTTAGGTAAGTATGCTCGTATGTTAATGGGTTCGATGGAAGGTTCTAAGTCTGACCGTGAAGACGCTAAGAATATGGCGATCTTACAAGCTGGGCTAGCTATCGCAGGGGGCAATTCGCCTAACGCTTTCCAAAATATATCCGCCGGTGCATTACCTGCAACACAGCAATACCAACAACAGATGTCCCAGCTACGTAAAGATGATCGTGGGAATATTAAAGAACTTGCTAATATGGAATTAGGGCGCCAAAAACTCAGTGTTGAAGAACAGCGTCACAAAGACCAGA